GGTATTACTACATTTATCATAATTTAATTTCCACTCATCATATTCATCTTCTAACATTGCCCACTGGCAACGGGTGTATTTATGTTTCGCTGTCTTGTCCCATATGATCCACATATAAGCAATCATACCACCAATCTGATCTTTTTTATCAACAGGTTCTAATATATCAGAATCAAATCTAACCCTGTCTGATAGATATATTATATCACTAGGTGGGTTAGATGTAAACAGTTTATTTCGCTTTTTACCTTCAAGGAAAGTTAGGCGTAAAAACATTGCAGTGTAATCATATTCCTCTGTCCATTTTTCTGCCAGTTTACGTGGCAAATCTTTATGGTATGGAGGATTAGTTACAACACCTTTGATGTCTTTATCCTTTGGTAACTCTAACGCGTCGTATGGTGTATTTATGTCAGCAAGAGTATCAGGATATGTGTTAAGGTCGTAGGATATAACGTCATGACCGTTTCGCAACAGCTCTGATGAAATATGCCCACGACCTGCACAAGGCTCTATAATTTTATGCGGTACATTACCGTATTTACAAAGGATATATGTTGCCAAGGGAGGAGTAGGATAAAAGTCATTCACCTTTCTATTCGGATCATTCTTTTTCACACCAACATATATGTCTGTTAAATTATTCGCCAAGGACCATCACCATAACACCGGCTTCTTTAAACATTGGACTTGTTCTCGTAATCCACAAATCTCTCCACTTTTCTGTAGCATTAACAAGGTCATTAATAACAACTCTACGTACACCTGCTTGAATGATAAGCTTAGCACATTCAGGACAAACTGGTAAACCGTGGACATACATAGTTGCGTCTTTTAAACTAACGCCAGCATATAGCGCATTCATTAAAGCATTAGTTTCAGCATGTACGATACGTGGATACTTTTCTTCTCGATCGTTTAAACGTTCTTCAGTATCTTCAATACCTTTAGGGAAACCGTTATAACCAGTTGCAAGAATACGTCGCTCATCGTTAACAGCTACAGCACCAATTTGACTTGACGGATCCTTGCTCCACTTGGCAATCATTTGACACATTTCCATGAAACGTTGATCCCATTTAAATTGTCTTGCGTCTTCTTCTCTCATTCTACGTCCCATAAAATCGTGATATGATTCTTGTTTCCTATCAGCTGCAGCGCCTTCTTTATCCCAAATACTCATTACAACTTGACCAAATCAAAGTGCCGAGAGTACACGTGCAAGTTCATTACCTGCCACGTAAGATCGCCTTTGACAATTGGATGCGCATTATTTGTTTCACTGTTATAGTCAGTAACAAATCTATCCATAAGATATTGTGCCCATGCGTAATCATTCTTATAACCAAATACTACATCATTAGAACGCATCTGCGATACCATGTGTAGTTTGCCATCACGAATATAAACAGTTTGTGCGTTAGTGCAAATGAAGTCTGATTTACCATTCTCGTTGTATTCAACCCAGATAGATGGACGGTTATAAACCATTTGAGCGCGACGGCTGTCTGGATTTTCAATCAATTCAAATAGTGCACTATCATATTGCTGGAAATACTTAGGAGAAAATACAAGGTGACCGTAGTTTGAGTTGATTTCACCGTTTTCGTTAGCAGCATATTGCCACGCAGCAGGTGGATCTTTTTCAACACCATGAATATCCATAATATTAGTAGAACCACTTTCATACCAAGCTAGTTCTGCATCAATATAAGATTTAACTGGCGTACCAAAGATAGCTGGTTCATCGGCAATAAAGGATGCACCTAACATTTCAATAGTTTTGGCACCGGTTTTATCGGTAGTAAAGCGTTCAGCTTTTAGTTCTTGAATAAAGTACTCGCGAATATCACATACATTCATCATATTATACATCCTTTACTTCTTTATGTTTAATGTACCTATCATCCATATCTTTACCTTCTTCAAACGCAACACGAAGAATGATTAGTTGTGTTAACGCATGATCGATGTGAAGAAGACCTGATTCTGGATCGATATCATCACCATTCCAATATGCCATAAGATGCCGTTGGAGTGAAGAATAAGATCTACCCCATTCAGTAGTATTAATATCGTCACGCCAATTGTTTTCAGAATACTTAGCTGCACCAAAAGCAAACACTTTAGCTGCTGCTTCGATAGCCAATGTAGGCACGAGATGAATAGGCGGTTTGTTGTTATCGTATTTCATTATAAACTCCGTATTATATTACATGCTTCATCTTACCACGTAATATTTCAATTGTAACTAACTTTTTTCTTTATTTGCTTTTAGAGCTTTAAGAATATAACGTCTGTGTTGTCTATATTCTTCTACAATTTGTGCGAATGTTTTTGTCATGATAGAAAATCCATTATTGAGTGTGAACTATTATTTACTTTCTTTTGATATGCAACTGGCCTCCAAATATCGGGGTGCATAGGAGTATCATCTTTATTCATCATATAATAACCAGAAGCATTAGTGAGACCACGGCCTGAACGATCAAGATTATTTAGAAATCTAACATAGATGCACAACGTATCTTCGTGAGCAACAGCATTCGTGCCAAGTCGCTCTGTAAGATTTGCTAATGCCAAATCGTGGTATACATGTTCGCTCATACCCTTAGGTCTGCGAAACATTTGTTCGATTGCTTGTCTTGCGTTGTTGCCACAATACAAACTAGAATTTGGATCAACATATTCAGGATGGTACGTAGCGATGTCTGCAATCATTTGTGCATAAGGGAAGTTCCAACGACGTACACCTCTATCAATATTCTTTTGATTAAGTCTGTCTGTCAAATCCTTCTGATCTAATGGAGCTCCGTTATCTTTTGCAAGATTGTCTTCTAACCAACCAGTCAATTCTTTCATCAACTCCAAACCAAATGTAGTGATATGCTCTGGTAAGTTTAATCCTTTGATTGGTGTAGGATTTTGGTTTCCAATAGTTGAAAACATTTTGCGATCTGCTGCTTTCCATGTCTTCATGAGTTCAGCCATTTCTTCTACGGTTTCGTGCAACCCAAAGTGTGACACGATTGAATGGTGATAACCATGAAAATCTTTACCAGCATAAAAACCTGAACCAGTACTACGATGAACATAATACGCGTAGACATATTCAAGCAAAGACCATTTATCTGTCACATAATTTTTGACTCGTTCTTGCACGTCATCTGGACGTTTACTGAATACTCGTTGATTAACGCCGTAATTTAAATCTTGATTAACGTTGTTAAATCCTTCGTATGTACGAGATACGCAGTTATAAGCAGGAATATTTTGCATTAACGGATCATTGATATTTTTGTCGGCCTCAGGCCCAAGGTAATCTAGATCACCAATTAAACAATTCTCTTCTAACCATTCTGATTTTGGCCAGAAGTAATTTACGTAACAATCATAATTTGGTCTTGTTTCAAGTTGCACGCTTAACTCCTTTATAGGTTATGATTATATATACATCCAGTTTCTTTTCTATGGTTATAGAAAAACTTTAATTTCTTTGATCCATCGACTTCTACTGTCCAGTTGTTATCATAATCAGGATTGCAAGGAACAAGTGTTTCGCGTATAGTATTAAAGGGTGCTACACATCTCCAACGTACATCGTAAGTATTCTCTGCTATTTTTGAATAACAACCGAATATTACTACATCAACACATTCTGGATATAGTTTACGATTGCGTGCTAACTTATTGCCCATATAATTAGACATTGTTAACCATTTCATTTCAAATCCTTCAGGCATTTTACCTGGATCTTGAGCATTTTTAACTTCACACCGCATGCCATCCCATTCAACATCCCAATTATGAGAGTCAGGAATTGTGTGATCAAATTCAGCAGGGTTTTTCAAAGCGCCTTGGCGTTCAAGAGCAAACTCAAGAATAACACCAGCAGTTGTGTGTGCCATAATTAGTTCTAGTGAACGACCACGCGCTTTTGCAGGACTACTATGAATATCAGTAGCCATAGTTTTAATGTAAGAAAGCTCATCCTCAGATAGTTCGAGAATGAGCGGTTCTGGTAATTTTAAATGAGATTGGATCATGCGTTATTGTAGTGCTTTTTCCAAGAAGAACCAATAGTACCGAGGCCTGAACCAGAAAGATATACTTGCCACATGATGCGAGATACTTCTACTGGAGAAGGTGCATTTGCAATATCTAATTTAAGCTGTTGAAGAACTAATGGTTTAGTCTTTTTGCCGAGCATTGATACCGCTACAGTACGAGCTTGGTTGATTTCTAGCTTATCAAGCGATTGAAGTGTTTCGAGATTCATTGTACATTCCTTTGTTTGATGATTCTATTCTACCACAGATAAGCTAAAATGTCAACCCTTTTAGCGATTGTATACGTACACATCTGCATGAGTAGCATAAGCTAGTGGAAGAGAGCAATCATACTGACGACGGCGACCTTCGCCATATACTTTCTCAGAAATTACTGAACGTGGACCGCGACCTTGCATTTTAACGCGTTGTGGAGCATCCTGGTCATATGCTAGATTACCCATCTTAACTACCAACTTAAGACCATCGATAGCTGCTTGATGCTCTGGAGCTACCCTACCATTAACCATGTTTACAGTAAATTGGTAAGCAGTCGATGAGCGATCTGTGTTGAAGTTAGTTTTCATGATATATTCCTTTATGTTTTAAGATTGTCTTCTACGTAGTCGACATATTGTTGAACTGACATATCACGCAAGTGACATGTATAGATGCTTGGGATCAAGTCATCTAAGTGATTTGGTGCACCAGGTAAAGGTGCGAAGTAAAAGTAGCCAGTACCCTTGCAGATCTCGACATTGTGATGCTCGATTGCTGCGTTTATATTTTTGATAGTTGTTACTGGCATTGTTTTATCCTCTGTTAATAGAATCACTCTACACTTGATTCTAAACAAAGTAAACCGTTAATTTTATCTTTAAATACTTTTAACGCTTCATGCCATTTTGCGTATGAATTACTTGATAAACCATCTAGAATTTGTGGATTTACGATGTAATCTTTATCGTTTGCAAATTCTAATTTACCATACATATATGTATTTTTATTAAACCCCTCATCGTCTTCGTAAAATTCGTTTACACAAATATATCCTTTGTGAATGCCAACCAATTCGTCATAATAAGAAGTGGGTTTAACGTTTTCAATGTGATTGCC